CAATCAAACCATATTCAACGGGTTCGTTTTACTTCGCACCCGTGGACTACCAAGGCGGTACGCAATATGCAAACTTGGAAGCGGAGATATCCAATTTCCACATCAACAACATCATGAATGGTTTGGCACCAAGTATGTTGATAAACTTCAACAATGGGCAACCACCCGCCGAGGTTAAGGATACGGTTGAATCACAAATCAAAGCCAAGTTTGGTGGATCGTCCAATGCAGGTCGTTTTATTATCAGTTGGAACGATGGCAAGGATTCGGCTGCGGATATCACGCCAGTACAATTAAGTGATGCCCACAACCAATATCAATTCCTAAGTTCGGAATCAATGCAAAAGGTTATGATATCGCATCGCGTGGTATCGCCATTACTTTTGGGTATTAAGGACGGAACGGGATTTGGAAATAACGCGGATGAATTAAAGTCGGCATCTATCTTGTTTGACAATGTGGTTATCAGACCTTTCCAACGATTGGTTATTGATGCGGTTACCAAGGTATTGAACCACAACGGGTATAACCTTAATATGTATTTCAAGACCTTACAACCCCTTGAATTTACGGATTTAACGGGTAATGTAATTGATGATGAAACACGCGAGGAAGAAACGGGCGTATCGTTGTCATTAAAAAAAAAGATTGATTTAGCGGACATGACCATCGCGGATGAAGATTCGTGGTTGGAACATTTGAAATCCCGTGGGGAAATAATTAACGACGAGGTGTGGGAACTCATTGATGTAACGGAAGTTACGGATGCGGATGAGGAACTAAGATTTAACATGGCCTATGAAAACCCCAATAAAAAAAGTGGTGATGATAAAGGGGTTTACAAAATCCGTTATCGGTACGGCCCTAATATCGTGGCCGACAATTCAAGGCAGTTTTGTAGTACAATGGTTCAAGAATCCAAAGGGGGAGTAATTTATCGCCGTGAAGATATTTTGACAATGGGAGATGCGGGTGTGAACGGACAATTTGCACCAAGCGGACAAAGTTCATATTCCATTTGGAAATACAAGGGCGGTGTTAATTGTCATCACAGATGGGAACGATTGACATTCAGACGGAAGCAAATCAAGGGTAAATTTTTACCTAAGCAACCAGGCGAAACGGGTGAGAACCGCGATTTAGAAAATTACAACGAAGTATCAAATAAGAGTGCCAACAATGCGGGGGTTCCATTTTCACCAAGTGGATGGGAAAAGGCATCAACAAGGCCAATTGATATGCCAAACAAAGGTTCATTAAAAAACAAATAAGATGTACGCAAACGATGATGTATTATTAATCACCAAGGAGGACATATTCAAATACACGCAGTTAAGCGGGAATTTTGATGTGGATAAAATAACCCCATTTATTAAGATAGCCCAGGACATCCAAGTTCAAGAATTATGCGGAACTGTGTTGTATCGGAAGTTATTGGATGATGTGCAATCAAACACATTGGCGGGGTATTACCTTTTGTTGGTGTCACACTATTTGCAACCTTTGTTGATCCATTACGCAATGAGTGATTTGTTATTATTCCACGGGTATGAGGTAACAAATGGTGGTATTGTGCGTAACTCACCCGAGAATACACAATTACCAAGCAAGGAGGAATTGGACACTATTGTGCAACGACAAAGAAACATTGCCGAAACTTATCGGAGGCGTTGCGTGGATTACCTTTCGTATTTCCCACAGAGATACCCAGAATACACGGCCAACCAAGAAGCGGGAGAATACCCAAATTCGAATCCATCGAATTATGTAACATGGAATTTGTAAAAAAGACATATAAACCAAAGGAGGAAAAGGTCAAGAAATTGACTACCTACATAACGCAATTGAAAATCGTTAATGCGGTAAAATGTGATTTATTCACAAAAACAACCCAGATAATCGCCATTATGATATTCTTCACGGGGTGTTCCGCCGAATGGCACTTAAAAAAAGCCATCCAAAAGAACCCCGCCATGGCACAAACAAGCACCCATACCATCGATACGCTATTTGTAACCGATTCTGTGAGCATTACAGACACTTTCACAACTCAAAAGGTTGATACCATCACAATTGAAAAAGACGGCGTTAAAACGATTGTTTACAGAAACCACGATGTTATCCGAGTTCACACAGTTGTAAAGGCCGACACCATTAGATACACCAAAACAATTCAGTTACCCGCCCAAATAAAGTATACGGAACGCGTAAAGGTTCCACAATGGATTGGGTTAACTTTGTTTTTGGGATTAATTTTGTTAATGATAATTATAAAACGATGAGCGATTGGGGTCAAGAATATAACAACAAGGCAGCACCATCGCAAGGATGGAAAACACCATCACGGAGTTCACCACAAGGGGGCGGAACGCGGGGGTGTTTATGCAAGAATGAAAATAAGTATTCACGAAAGTGTTGCGATGGGTCTTTATGGGCGCAAGGGATTGGAAACATTACGCGAAGCCCCGTTTTTACAAATGAGCAATGGCAAGGAATTACTGCAAAGTGGGAAGAAATCAACGAAACTTGGAATAATATATAAGATATGGGAATTTCATTAACGGGTTTAACACCCGCAACAACATACGATGCCTTGATCAAGGTGGGCGATAACGGACCAATTGATGCAACATTAAAAGTGTTATCCGATGGATTAGGTACAAACCTACCAATGGAGGTATCCACAACGGGTGTAAACTTGACGGGTTCACCAACTGTTAACGCAGTTGCAATTGCCAACACAACCCAAGTTGCGGCCAAACAAGATACATTGGTATCGGGAACAAACATCAAAACCATCAATGGAACAAGTGTATTGGGTTCGGGTAACATTGTCACGCCATCAACCCCACCATCGGGCGTTGCGGGTGCGATTCAGTTTTCAGCGGGTTCAGCGTTCAATAGTGATGCGACTAACTTGTTTTGGGATGATACCAATAATAGGTTGGGAGTTGGGACAAACACGCCAACGGGAAAAACACAAATCACAGAAAGTTTCACAACGATTGCAAATAATTATTCCGCAATTACTTTCGATGGAACTTTGACAAGTCGTGCAACAGCAAGTGATACAATTTTTGGATTTAGGAATACGCAAAGTATTGTTGCAACTGCCTTAAGTCAAACCATTATTGCAAATGATTTAACGCCAAACTACACTTTTTTTGATGCAAATACAGATTCAATTGCATTAAGAATTGGAGGGTTAAAAAATACGCAAAACAATCAAAGTGCAATTTTAATGCAACAAACGGCAAGTGCGGGAAATAATGGTTTAGCAATTCAACCTGCAAATAGTCGTTGGCAAATAGGATTTTGTAGTGGACAATCAAATCAAATTCAAAATGCAAGAGTCGTATATGGTCCATCGGGTATTAGAATTGCTACAAGTTCAGCCCCCGCAAATAATTTATTTGAAATCATAGGAACTGGCTCAACATCCGCCACTACATCGCTTTTGGTGCAGAATAGTGCGGGAACTACGTTATTTTCCGTTCGCGATGATGGTGTCGCAACATTTAGTTCAGCAGTTTCGGGGGGTTCTTTTGCAGGTATTATCCGAAGCGGATTTATTAATTCATCGGGAAATAATTTTACCATAATGCAAACAAGCGACTCTACGGGTAATGCAATTTTTTATCAATTTGTATCAATCGGAACAACATCTGCACCCGTTGCAAGTGCCGCGTTAGACGTTGTAAGCACAACCAAAGGATTCCTACCACCCCGAATGACAACAACCCAAAGAAACGCAATCGCATCACCCGCCACGGGATTGGTATTGTACGATTCCACAACTAACAAACTATGTTGCTACAATGGTAGCACTTGGAACGATTTATTCTAATTATATTTGTACCCTATGACAAATACACCACAACAAAAGGCAAAAAAGTTATTTGATAAGTTTTATCAATATGCAAATGAAGAATTTGAGGATAAATTAAATGAGTATCCTGGGCAGGTTTTATCTGAAAGAAGAAAAATAAGAAAAGAATCAGCCAAACAATGTGCTTTGATTGCAGTTGATGAGGTCATAGACGCAATTGATTGGCATGATTTTAGGGAGCAATTAAAGTTTTGGAATGAAGTAAAACGAGAAATACAACTATTATGAAGGCAATACAAATTTTAAGTTCAGTAAACCTAACAAGCGGTTTATCAATCCCATCGGGTTCAGTA